ACCACTTGGCCATCCCGACCAGGTCGACGAAGGGGAAGTTCTTCAGTTCGGCGTAAACCTGGCTCTTCTTCGAACCCTCCACCTGGCGGTCGATCGCGTTGGCGGCCTCGAGGCAGCTGAACCGGTAGGGCTGGGCGATCTCCTCCGGGGTGAGGGTGACGACCTGGGGCTGCCCGTTGTTGATCTCGGGGATCCCCCGGACGGTCTGCTGGACCGCGCTCGGCATGTACTGGGCGTCGAGGGCGTTCCACATCTCGCCCAGCTGGCGGAGGGAGGCCCCGAAGGTCATGATGACCAGCTTCAACCGGGAGGCGCTCTGTTCGGCCAGGATCGAGGCCTCGGTGGCGGAACCGGAGTTTTTCCCTCCGGTGCTGGCCAGGGTGATGTCGTTCATCCCGACCGCGTTCTGGGCGTCCTCCTTGAGGGTCGCTTCCTCGGAAAAGGCCGAGGAGTTGATCTCGGGGGTCCGCATGAACTCGACGTCGTCCATCCGCTCGACGCCCCACATCGCGGCGGGCTTGTTCTGCAGCTGCTTCTCGGGGTCATCAAACGCACCGCGGCGGAACTTGATGATCTTGTTGAGCAGGAAGTTGACGTTGTCGGTGCGCTGGTTCCGGCCGGTGTTCAGTTCGGCCTGGATGAACTCCATGATCTCGGGGATCCCCAGGCCGATGGGTTCGCCCATGACCGGGATGAAGTGGAACGGGATATACGGGAACTTCCGGTGGAGGAAGGGGTTCTTCCGCCGCTTGATGACGACCTTCTCGTTGGCGATCGTGTAGACCCAGCCGTTCCGGTACCAGGCCTCCCAGACCTTCACCAGCTTTCGCCGGGAAGGCACTTCCGCCTCGGTCGCCCGGTTCGAAAGGCTCATCCGGCGGAGGGCCGGGAAGACCGGGGTCCCCTCGCCAGCCTTCAGGTCCTTGGTCTTCTCGTAGACCTTCCGGTCCTCCATGCGCTGGAGGTATTCCAGGGGCTTCCAGGTCTCCTCGATGACGAAGTCGGCTTCTTGGATGTCGGGGCCGCTTGCCGGGTCGACCAGGATCTGCCCTGGAACAAAGATGCAACCAGAGGGACCGTCGTAGACCAGATCCTCGACGGCTTGGGCGGCCCCGAAGGTGGGGAGCCCGTTGGCGTCGAGCGTCTTCTGCCGCATGACCCGGTAAGCCCGCTCGGTGCGCCAGAAACTCTTCTGGTACGCGGTCCCGAAGCAGGCGCCCGCCTTGATCCAGTCGAGCATCGCGAAGAAGAACGACCCCCGGTCCATCTGGGACTGCAGCCGGGCTTCCGCCAAGCGGGAAAACTGCAGGATGGACTGGTCGAGCATCACCTCGGGGGCCTCGACCCTGATGTAGGGCCGCTTGCTGAAGAAGGCACTCATGAGGCGGGCCACGACGTTCTCGACCATCGTGAAGGTGTAGGGAACGACGGTGTTCGACCGGCCCTCCGTCGCTTCCGTGGTCGCGATCATCCGGTACTGCTCGTAGAAGTCGTCGCACCGGTCGTAATAGTCGGAGAATGCGTTGTAGGACCAGTCCCGGTCCTCTTTGATGCGCTTGACGACGTCTTCGTCGCTTTCCGACTGGGCCTTCTGGTCCTCTTCCTGGCTGGACGGGTGCTGGTTCGCGGAGTTCTCGTCGTCCAGCTGGTCGTTCAGGGGCTGGCGGGGGATGGAAGGGTACATGCCTCCCTGTTGCGGTACCCCGGAGGGCTGCAACGGGCTGGGAAGTCCCTGAGATCCCGGTACACTCGGCATCTTAATACCCCGTTATCTTCGAAATTTGCCCAGCCCGGCTGGTGAGGCGTGCATAGTATTCGGCTTCCTGCGGGGGTACATAGGGCCTGATTTTCGCCAGCTGAACAGCAATGCAGAGGGCAAGAACCAGGTCATCGTGGTACCCCGAAGCGGCTACCGCTTTCCCGTCTTCATTATGCACGAAATTTGCCATCTGTTCAAGGGTTTCTGTGCACGGGATGAAAATTTTCCCGTGCACAACCGCCTCGTCCAGTTCCGCGATTATCATTGGACGCGTGGTTGCGGTGGTTTTCCAGCCCTCTTTCGAGGAGATGGTCGGCTCGAGTTCGTCGGGCGCCTGGCGCTGGTAACAGTTGTTGTACTTGTCCACGCAATACATCGCGGCGTACAGCCCCTCGGCGTTCGCCTCAACCCCGAGAAAAGCCCGCTTGTACCACAGGGCCAGCCACACCAGATACTGGGAGAAGGTTCGGATCGACCCGCAATAGAGCAGGTTCGCCACCACCGCGAAGTCCCGGGACCGGAGCACCTGGGCCGCGGCCGGATCGCCGCCCCCGTTCGCCGGGTCGGCCCCGATGACGTATTGCTCCCTGGGGTCCGGCGGGTCCCACACGCGCAGGACCGAGTCCTTGTCCCCCGGCCGCCGAGGGACCATATCGAACTCGCACTCCTTGAGCTTCCCCTCGAGCGCGTAGACCGACGGGCGGATCCCGGCGCGGATGATCGCCCGCTGGCACATCTTCAGGGCGTCCATGTTGAACCGGGGCCGGCCGGACTTGATGAAGGCATCCTCGATCGTGAGGGGGAACTCCTGGTCGAACCGGCCCTTGTCCCCGTTGAAACCGTGCTCGATCTTCCCCCGCCGCCAGAACAGCTGTTCCGGCTCCAGCCCGTAGGTTCGCTGCAGGCTCAGTTCCTCGTCGGTCCACCGGATGTTCTCGGGAACCGCTTCGGCGCGGCAACTCGGCGAGTAGGACCAGGGGATGAAGACGGGCAGCCACTCCCCGGGCTCCATCTGCTCGATGTATGCCAGGGCGGCCTTCAGGGCCTTTCCGGACTTCATGTCCTGCGGCAGGAACTGGAGTCCGGACCTCTTGATCAGCTTCGTGTAACGGTCGTAGTAGAAGTTGCCCACCCCGTTCGCGGTGGTCTCGATGATGACCGCGGTGTCCTCATGTTCCGGGACGGCGCCCATCATGGCGGTAAAGATCGTCTCCCCGTCGGGCCAGAACGCGACCTCGGAGCAGTGGGCCATCTGGATGGTGTGGGACCGGGTTCCTTCGACCGACTCCGCCGGCAGGGTCAGGATCTGGGAGTCGAGCCCGCTTTCCCCGCCGGTCTTCTTCGGGTCGGCGGCGAAGACCAGTTCGTACCGGTTGGAGAACCGGGTGTTCGCCTGCAGGTCCTCGGGAAGGTGGTCATACCCCCGCCTGGTCATCGCGAACAGGCCGGACACCGAGGCCTTCGTGTGGCTGATCTTCCAGGCGTTGCGCCCGGGGCGGAACCCGGCATCGAGCAGGATCCTGGCGTCGAAGTAGGTTGAAAGGCCTTCCTGGCGGAGCTTCAGGACCTCCATGCGGATGGGGAGCTTCCTGGCCTTCATCGCCTGCCAGCAGGTGTGGACGAAAAGTTGGGCCGGGTTCATCTTGCCCATCGGCCGAACCCGGCCCCGCTTGTCTTTGATCCAGTAGAACCGCTCGATCGCCCACCGGGGGTTGTGCCGCACGGCCCGGAGGAACCGGGTGATCTCCTGTTCGGAAATCAGGTCAGCCAATGTCGTCCTGCTCCCCGCGGAGCCGGCTTTCGAGGGTCAGCTTCTTCTCGATCTTCTTGGCATTGGTGAACTGCATCAAGCTCATCAGGCTCTTGCGGACCTTGTCCCGCAGGTTGTCGATCACGTTGTCCCGCTGGTTCAGGGCGACGTTGGCCTTGGCGTTGGCCAGTCTGCTGTACAGATCCACGACCTCGTCCAGCAGCACCTGATACCGGGGGTCCTTGTCGTCCTCCCCGACCTTGAAGTCGGCCCGGATCTTGTCGAGGACGTGCCCGAAGACCTCGCGGTCGTCTTCATCGAGCGCCGGGTCGAAGGTGAAAAGGCTGTTCCCCTGGAACGGCCAGGGTTTCTTGCGGTCTGGACGAGGCATAGAGGGTACCTCCTACACCCAAGATAGCAGAAACCGCCGGACCAGTCAAGGTCCGGCGGCTCTGTGGGGGATGGAGGTCCCATGCGTGCTGGCAAGGAGGTCGGCAGGTTCAATTACAGCACGTCGTACCCCCTCCTGTCAACAAAAAAAATATCCCCCGGCCGAAGCCAGGGGAAAAATGCGTGCAAGTGGTATTTTACATCAACTCGTGCCCCTTTTCAAGGAACGAGAGCAGCATCCCCGCCGCATCGGACGCATCGCGGCTGGCGCCGATCAGCACCTCGAGGTGGGGGTACCGGGCGATGACCAGGTTGTAGAATTCGTTCTTCAGGGCCATCCGCCGCTTGTCGGACTTCCACGTTTTCCACTCGGCCGGGCGCAGTTTCTTGGGAAACAGCTGCTGCTGCCACCAGTCCGGCTGCACCATGATGGCCCCTCGGACCCCGCACGACCGGACAGCCTCCAGAGCCACCCCCGCCGCCCCAAACAGGGCCCGGATGGTGCTCATGGACGACCGGTGGTTGCTCACCGGGGCCTCGATGATGACCAGGGCCGGGGTGTTCTTCACGACCAGGTCGACCACCACCTCCCGGAGGATCTGCAGCCGGTCCTCGAGGGCGTTCTTCTCCCCCAACCCGTAGAACCCGGCGGTCTGGATCTTGTAATTCCCGCCGGCCGCGAATCCGACCGCCACAGACGACACATCGAGCGCCAGGATCCGTTCAGGAAGTCTTTCCATCGGCGGACCTCTTGAACTCGGCGGCTTTCGGGCAGGTCCCGAAGTGCGAGGAATACCCCGAGTGAACCTGGAGCTCCCCGTTCTGCCCGGCGACAAGGACAATCGTCCCCCTGGCGTTGAAGGGGTGCGGCTTCCCGGTCGAAGTCTTCCCCCAGATGATGTCGGCACCGCAACCGCGGCATTTGGACGTCTTGGAGGGGTCGATCATGCCTTCACCCCCGCCTTCTCGTCCTCCTTCTCCTTCCGGTCGAGCCGCAGGATGTCGTCCAGCACCATCTGCCGGTCGGAATCGAGCATTTCCTCGGAGCGGACGAGTTCCCCGTCGCGGGCGGTGACGAGGGTCTTCATCCCGGAGCGCGGAATGTTCATTTTCCAGATGCATTTCACCGTCCGCATCTCGTAACCGTCGGCCACAACCCGGGCCAACCCGTTCATCTGGCTCTGGAAGCGCAGGACCTCTTCCTTCTTGAGCTTCAGCGAGGCGGAAAGCTCGTTGCACCCCTCCTCGGCCTTCGCCTTCTGGCTCACCAGGTCGGAAATCTGGACGACCTTGTCCTTGATCTCCTTGTCGGTCAGATTGCAGTGCAGGATGTCGGTGGTGTCGCGGGCGAACGTGTGCGTCTCGGCACGGGTCTTCGGGTCGATCTTCTGCTTTTCCATGGGAAAAACCTCCGGTCAGCTATTCGGAGTCCCCGTCACTATCGAGCCCCCGTTTCCGCGGTGCTCGAGGCTTCAATGGGGCCCCGTCTTCATCCACCGCTTCCGCGAATTGCTGACCCGTCAGGTCATAGAACAGCACCGCATCCCCGATGCCCTGGTTCCGCCCCTTGGCCTGGGCAAAATCCCGCAGCTGGCTGCTGCGATCCTGGTAGTCCCGGTGCAGGAACCACACGATGTCCGCGTCCTGCTCCAATCCCCCGCTATCGCGGAGGTCCGAGAGGTTGGGCTTCCGCCCCGCCTTCTCGCAGTCTCGGGAAAGCTGGCTCAGAATGATGCCTGGAACCCCCAGGCTTCGCAAAAGAGCCTTGATCTCCCTGGAAATCGCCGCCAGCCGTTCGGCCCGGCTATCCTTCGACAAGCGATCGATCAGCTGGATGTAATCCAGCACCACCAACCGCGCCCCGTTCCGTACACTACGGGTGGCCGATCGGGCGATCTGGCCGAAATCCATCCCCAAACCGTCTTGCACGTCGATGAATTCCGACCGCCGCTCGAGCGTGGGGAACCCGGCCATCAATTTTTCCTGTTCCCAATCGCCCAATTCTTCGGGGCACAGCAGTGCCCTCCGAACGTCCACCCCCGCGATCCCCGCCAACTGCCTGGCCATGAGTTGCGTCGCGCTCATCTCCAAGCTGATGAAGCACGACTTCTCCCCGCGGTCGGCCAAGTTGCCGGCAATGTTCAGGGCCAGGGCCGTTTTCCCCACCGACGGGCGGGCCGCCAGCACGATGTAGTCCCCGCCCACCGCCCGGAACAGCAGCCGGTCGATCGGGGCGATCCCGGTGCGGACACTGAGCTTCGGGGGCTCCCGGGACACTATTTGCTCCATGAGGGCCTGGGATGCCCTACGGGCTGCGTTGGGGGCCACGGTGGCCCCGTACCTACCCCGGAGGGTTTCCAGTCGATCCTGGAGGCTCCCAGCAATCAAGGCGGGGTCTTTTCCGGCCATGACCTCGGCGGCCGTTGCGGCACGTTCTCGCTTCTCGGAATCCGCAAGGACGTGACGTTTCATCTCCCCCACCCAGTAGGGAAGATTGGCCGACGTGACGACGCAGCCAGCCAGGTCATTCCAGACCGCCACCGGAACCCCGGACGAGTTCCACAGGGCCACCGCATCACCCGACTCGACCAGCTTCTCGGACTCCTGGACCTGCAGGGCTTCGAACATCTCCCGGTGGCGGTCGAACGCAAAGTCCTCGGGCGACAGCCCGGATTCCCGGCACCCGACACCAACCCGCAAGATCAGGGCGCCGATCACCTGGCGCTCAACCTCGCGACGGTCAGCAACCGCCCCCGGACGATTACCCATGTGCCGCCTTCTTCGTCTGCCGCATCTCTTCCTCGTGAAGCTCCAGGATCACCGGCTCGAGGTAATCCAGGCCCTTCTTGAAAACCCCGGCGATCTGCTTGCGACGAACCGCCTCTTCCACCACGTCGAGGGAGACGTCGAGCTTCAAGATCCGCCGCAGGACAGCAATCTCGGGCTTGCGGAGCGGGCTCTTGTCGTCGCGACCCAAAGCCTTCAGGACATTCCGGGCAGCTTTCTGGAACTTGTCGGTCGCAGGATCTGGGGTTTGGCCCTCGGGAGTTTCGGTTTTTTTGTCCTGTTTTTCGGTCCCCTGGTTTTCGTCAGAGAAAGAGGGGCCGCCGTGAGGCGGAACTGGAGCGGCTTCGATACGACTGGTATTACCGTCGTATGTGTGGCTTCTCTTTATTTTATCTCTATCTCTATTAGTATAACCACTGGTATTACGATCGGTATTAGCGGGTGTATTACCGCTGGCATTAGGTGACGTATTACCGTCGGTAATAGGCGGCGTAATACCACTGGTATCGGATTGGCCACCAGAGCGGTTTCGCTTGTCCCACCGACGCATGACGTTCTCTCGGGCCTGAACCCGCCGCTTCTCCAGGGTCGTCGCAAACCAGTTGTGGTCGCCCCAATCGTGAACAACCAGACGCCCGTCGACGAGGTCCACCCACTCGCCGCCGACCAGGGCATCCCACAGAAGCTGGGGCTCACCAGTCCAACGGACGGCCATGGCGAGGAACTCAGGGTCGGGGTCCCCAAGATCACCCGACGGCGCCACCGTCCGGGTGTAGGACCAAAGCCGGATCAGGACTTCCAGGGCCTTCTCGCCCAACTTGGCGCGAAGACGCCAGAACTTCCTGGAGTCCAGCAGACCACAGTCGACGCTAAACGACGCTCCCGCCATCTCCTGCTCCTGTTCCTGGATTCGTGCCGGTGTCCGGCCAAATTTCCGCCCTCTTCAGGGCGATCCAGGCCTCCAGGCCTTCGAGCGGGACCCCCGCCAGCGCAGCCATCCTGGTGGCGGTCTGGAGGGAGGGCCGCGCCCGCCCCTTGAACACCCGCCACACGAACACATAGGTCATCCCGAGCTTCCTGGCAAGCTGGCCCAGGAAAGACTTCGGGGCTCTCGGGTCATAGTATTCCACCGGCAACCTCCTTTATCGAGTGCCCTATCCTACCCGAAAGCAATGCACGCTGTCAAGCCCCTATTTTACAATTCATGCAACGCTACTTGTCCAGCACTGAAATCGGCACCGAAGCCCGTTATATCATTCTTCGGGGGCTGGGAACCCTAGGGGCCTTCCGGGAACAGGGGGAGGGGGAGGGAGGGGGTAGGGGAGAGTACCCGGACACTCCATGCCTTCTCCATCCCCGCACCACCTGGTACTCCGCCCACCCAGTACAGCCTCTCTCCGTTCCGCATCCAGGGATGCGAAACACGGCGCAAAAACGCGGGGGGCACTGCCTCAAAACCGCGTTTTTCGAGTGCGTCATTCTTGTCGCACCACCCTCTCACCCCTGCATTCATGCGCATCTCCGCTAATGCCCCGCCGCAAACCCGCGCCATCCCTGCATCTCCAGTGCCATGGTTTGATGATGTTGTCCTGAGGTTACGTGGTCGCCCCACCTCACGGGGCCAGAGTCAGAAGGGAGTTAGATGCCGGAAGAGAATAGGGTTTCACCCTAGCAACGAACCAAGCGGAGAGGGAATCTCCGCCCGCGAGGGTCCTGCCTCGCGAGGCTCACAGGAGGCGCCGACAGGCTCTGTCGGAATGGTCAGAAGGGAAGGGGACGCTACCCGGATCTTCCAACCAGCACCACCTGGAGGGCAAGCCGGAAGGGTCTGCAAAGCGGGCAGACTCCCCGGATGGGACGAGCGAACGGAGTAAAGGCCGGTCTGAAGAGAGACTTGCCCTGATCCCGACACGCAAGAGAATCCTGGGACCTGGACCCTGGGGGCCGAGTGGAGGCCTGAAGGTGAGCCTGGAGCAGGTAGGTAGCGTGGAGCGAGTCCCCGAGCCCGATGCGACAGCAAACGAGGGCGGGTCCAGGCGGTAATCCTGGGCGAGGAAAACTCTTACCCCTGCTGGGAGGGGCCAGATGAACCCAGCGAACGTGTGTGGGCCAGGGGGCGGGCCTGTCCACTCCAGAGACCCTTGGGCCATGCACGGTAAACGTCCTGCGAGTCCCGGGAACCGCAATACCGGGGCAGCAAAACGGCCAGCGAGTGCCCTACGGAACCGTGCCGGTTCGTGACCGGCCGCTGGGTTTGAATCTTCCCCCGCCTGGATTTCGCCGGGCGGTATCTTCCTGCCCGGAATGGGCGGAGGTGCCCTATGTCTATCGTCCTGTCGTTCTGCCCCTGCGGTTGCGGTTCCCTGGTCCGCCGGACCTTCCACACCGGCAAGATCACCCCCTGGGAATACCGGAGCTTGGGTCGGTGCGGGTTCCATGCCTTCTCGAGGACCCCGGACATGCTCGGGGAGGTGCTGTAATGGAACTCCTCCACGTCTCTCATCCCAGCAAGTTGCACTGCCCCTCCATCGGCTTCCCGGCCGGCCTGTCCTGCCCGGGGAGCAAGGCCAGGATCGAGAAACACGGGATCCGGTCGGTCTGCCGCACCTGCTACGCAAAGACCGGCGCCTGCCGGTCGGGCACGGTGAGGGGACCGCTGGCCCGGAACTTCGAACTGGCCCGGGAGCGGCGCTTCCTGGCGTCGGACGATCTGGCCGAACTGTTCTTCGCCAGCATCATGGGAGAGGGGGACCGCCACCCCAAGTACTTCCGGTGGATGTGGTCGGGGGATGTGTGGTCCCCCAACGTCGCCGCCGCCATCGTCCAGGTGGCGCGGTGGTTCATGCCGGGGACCGCGTTCTGGGTCCCCACGAAGGAACCTCGGATGTTCAAGGGGCTTCGGATCCCTGCCAATCTGACCGTCCGCCCATCGGCTGCCCGCATCGGGGATGCCGCCCCTCGGGTTCGGGGGCTGGCCGCCGGCTGCACCACCGTGCTCCCCGGTGACCGGCTGGCCGGGCACTTCGTCTGCCCCGGTGACTGCAGCGAGTGCCGGGTCTGCTGGGATTCCCCCCAGATTGCCGTGGCGTATCCCTGGCACGGGGATGCGATCGTCCGCAGGCAAGCCCGCAACGCCGGGAGGGACATTGCCGCTGACGACTTCGATCTCGACGTCTACCACCGCCTGTAGGGCGGTTTCCCCCGAGCGAAACCATGCCGGGTCGTGCCCGGCCGGGGGAAATGACGGGCTGGATTTTGCCGGCCCGATCTCAACCGCCGGATGTTGCCGGCAGGAGGTCCACCATGCCTCAATTCTTCGTTCGCGACAATGATACCGCCCCTCTCCGGGAGATTCCGGGCACGCTCAAGAGGGGGACCCCGATCCTGACCGCCACCGATGCGTCGGTGGCCCTGCATGCCAAGATCGGCAAGAACAAGGTGGAATCGTTCCTGGTGGCGTTCCTGGACAACGCCAACCGGATCATCAAGACCAAGGTCATGTCCACCGGGACCGAGGACCAGACCGCCGTCTATCCCAAAGCGGTGGCCAGGGAAGCCCTGCTGTCCTACTCGACCGGGATCCTGGTGGCCCACAACCACCCGAGTGGGGAGATGAGACCCAGCCCCTCCGACCTGCACATCACCCGCGAGATCGGGGCAGCCCTGAAGGCCCTGGACATACGGTTCCTGGATCACGTCATCGTGGGACCCGATAGCCCGGCCGGCTATTACAGCTTCCGCGAGAACGGGCTGCTCCTGTGAACACCATCGCCTTCCTGATCGCGGTTCTGATCCGGGTGGCCCCACTGGGGCTGCTGTTCTGGCACCTCAAGGAGGACAACCTGTGGAACGCATGATGCAGAACCTGTTCGACCCCGCAATCTTCGCCCTGGCCGCCGCCAAGGCCAAGCCCGAACCCGGTCCCATGGATGCCTACGTTGTCCGCTCGAGGCTTGGCGGGTGGAGAGTCTGGAACCCCATCCGCTTGCGCCTGACCAAGCGGCGGTGGCAGAATGAACGCAACGCCCAGAGATGGGCGGATGACCTGAACGAGGCCCTGAACGCGGACTACCGCGCCACCATGGGCCTGGAGGACTGACATGGGCACTCGAAGCCTGATCGTGAAGCTGACCGCACCTGACCGGATCCGCGCCATCTACTGCCACTGGGATGGCTACCCGGGCCACGTTGGCCGCATCCTGCTGGAGCATTACCCCGAGGCCAAGCTCGACCAGATGCTCGACCTCGGGGATCTGTCGGCCCTCGGCCCCGAGATCGGGGAGAAGCACCCGTTCGGAGAGCCACCCGAAGGTGTCTGCGACTTCTACGGGCGGGACCGCGAGGAAGAAGGCGTCGAGGCCCGGAACGGACCCCTGGCGGAGCTCGGCCTGATGGCCCGTGAGTGCAACGCGGTGTATGTCTATCTCTTCCGCGATGGGAAATGGGAATTCTCCCGGAAGGTAACGGGCCACGGGCTCCAGTTCCGCCCCCTGACCGCGACCGAGTGCAAGGAGGACTGAGCCATGACCGCCGAAGAAGCCACCACCACCTTCCTTGGCCTGGGATACGGGGCCATGGCCGCCTTCCCCCTGCCACCGACCACCGTGGCGGCCTGGGGAGCCCGCGCCATCATGGACCGGCGGGGCATGCTGGACATCGTCCCCGACCGAACGGACTACTGGGCCAAGTCGGAGAAGGCCGGCCGGAAGTTCCTCGCCGGGCTGGACAAGAAGCTGCTGGTCAAGCTTCGGAAGCAGATTCTGACGTTGCTCCCGGACCCGTCCAGCGACGTGATCATCAAGATCGACGTGGATGCCCTGCACATCGTCGCCAGCCCGCAACGCAGCTGCGGGTATCTCTACATCACCGCCTGGATGGAGGACTGAGCCATGAAATACGCAAGGGTCCAGATCAACTTCTACAGCGAGAACAACCAGGGATGGAGCGCCCACACCTCCACCGATGAGACCATCGACATGGACATCCCCATCCGGCCCCAGGCCAAGCAGGCGGTGGACGCCTGGATCGAGCGGCAGAATCGGATCTTCGGGTCCACCCTGCGCGGTGGGGTAGTGACCTCGATCTTCTACCGTGGCGACAACGGGGCGCAGTACGTCATCGACGCCCGGACCAACTGGGAGATCTGACCTGAACCCGACCCCGAAGAGGAGGCCTGCCGGAACACCCACCGGCCGGGGTCGCTGACGCCGGATGATGCCGGCAAAACACCCGGGGGATTTCGCCCCCGCAAGGAGCATTACCATGATCACCCTGTATGCCTACGTCTCTCCCGCCAGCGCCATCGCCCGCGGCCTCACCCAGGATGGGTGGATCCCCCTCCAGATCAACCCGGCCGACCTGACCAAACAGCAGCGGGATCTGCTGACCTTCAGCCTCCGCGACCGGAGCCCCGAGACCGGGAGGTACTTCCACGACGCCCTCGTCGATGATCTCGCGAACCGGCTGGAGACCATGGATCAGGCCGGGCTCGTGGCCGCCCTGGACGCCGAGCTGGTGGAGATCGCGGAGCGGGAGGCCAAGCGGAAGCAGGAGAACCTCGACCTGACCGCCAAGATCCGCAAGATGACCCAGGAGGAACTCGACGAGTACTTCGGGGCCACCTGGACCGGCCAGAAAGCTGTCGAGGCTCTGGCCCCCGATCTGGTCGCCGGCTGCAAGGCCCGCGGGGACGCCAAACAGGCCAAGAAACGGGAAGAGGAGGCCCGGGCGAAAGCCGGGCTCCAGGCCGCCGACAAGGCCCGCGAGGACGAAAAGGAAGCCAAGACCGAGGCCATGAAACGCTGGGCTCTGGAACACGGGACCGACCTGCTCCGCCGCCGCATCAATGGCGGCTTCGACTGGGAAGCCCTGGCCCGCCAGCAGTTCGCCGATGTCGCCGAGATTCCCCTGGTTGCCGCCGGGTTCTTCAGGATCCCCTACCCCATCGGAGAGGAATGGCCGGAGGTCTCGGTGAACCCCCGCACCACCCCGACCCTCGAAGAGATCGACGCCCTGGAGAAAGCCCAGAAGTTGCTGGGCGATGCGGGGAAGGCCTCCCTCGCTCACGTGAAATACACCGGGCCCGAAGACCCGAACAGCTTCGACGGGCCCGAGACCATGACCCGCACCGAACTGGAAGTGGAATACTGGACCCTGGACAGCCGGCTCGTCACCCGTTACTACCAGCTGGCGAAATAACCCGCGGATCCTGACTGGATCCTGCCCCCGATAGAACCCGGCCCCTTGACTGCGGGCCTGGTTCTGCTTCCCTGGAGGAATGCACATGAAGAAACCCGACTCCACCAAGGACCCGACCCTCTGGTGCCAAGCCTGCCTCCGGAAGAAGCGCTGGGGCGGTATGTTTCTTGTCCAGGTGTTCGCCGGCAGGGAGATTCGAAAGTGTGATAGATGCGGAGTGGTGATCTCCTTCCGCAAGCCGCACCTCCAGATCGAGAAGAAGGAGACCCGCCCATGAAAACATTCTGGATCGTCACCATCGAAGACAAGGATGGGGAGTGGTTCTACGCCGGAGGCGGGACCTGGAGCCGCGAGTATCCCGACGCCCTCCGGATGTCCAAAACGAGAGCGCAGAAAATGGCCGCCAAGGTCGGCGCCAGGTTCCGCCCTGAGAACGAGCAATGATCATCTGCGTGGAAAGGAACAGACAATGAGCAAGCCCACCGCCTTCTTCAAAGAACCCGAATCCATCGATATCATCGACCTCCCTGCGGCGGAGGTCGCCGCCGCCATCAAGGCCAATGCCAGAGCCGCGACCGAGATCTTCGGCCGGCTCTGCGAAGAGGCCATCTACGGGCTCAACATGAAGATCGAACTGAGCCAGAACCCCTGTCTGATGCGCCGGCTGGAGACCTTCCTAGCCGTCTGCAAGGCCGGTCGCACCAGGAAGACCAAGCACGACCACAAGGCCCCGGAGCCGGCCCCCAAGAAGTTCACCATCACCCTGACCGAGGAGCAGGCCGACGAACTGATGTACATCTTCGGCGAGGCCCGGGAGAGGGCCGACGAGGACCTGACCTTTGCCTGCGAGGAGAAGGACAGGACATATGCCGAGGTCACCGCCGAAGACCTGGCCGGGGTCCAGAAGACCCGCGATGACATCCAGCTTCTCTGGATCGAGGCCCAGAAGCAGATCGATTCGCAACGGTGACCCGGGGATTGACGAACCGGCACTGACGATGTCATACTAGGGCTGCCTCGCATGAGGCGGTCCCAAGGGCACACCAGTGCCCGGCGAATTCGCTTGGGACGAGCGGCTGGGGAGAACTTCCCAGCCGCTTTCGTTTCCCGGCAAGGAGGACGCATGCGAAGCAAAGAGGTCAGGGACGCCATCGATGAACAACTCGAGAAGGCCCGGCAACACCTAGGCAAGGCCGTCCAGATCATGGTGGACGAGGGCACGGGGTCTGTGGACACCCCACGGGCCCTCGGCACCCTGATGGCCGAACTTTTCAACGCCCGGCGGGTGGTCCGGGGCACCGACCATGGCGCCAAGGTCGTCTTCTCCAACAGCCCCCAGGGGGCCCCCGCGTGAGCCGCTTTCAGGAACGGCGGGTGCTGTCGAAGCAGCAGGATCTGGACTGGGTCGCCCCGCTCCCGAAGGGTGAGTGGGTCAAGGCGGAGCAGATCCAGGGAGTCTGGGGGCTGTCGCGGACGGCGACCAACTACCGGCTGTCGTTGCTCCGGGTTTCCGGCGTGGCCCTGCACAAGGGCCGAAGCTATTCGGGGCGCTGGTGGATACCCGCGAAGTACGCCGCAGGGCGATAGCGGCGGCATCGCACAAGCGGGACCCCCACCGGGCGCTCGACAGGCTCGAGTGGGCCTGCACCCAGGAGGAGTACTACCGGCTGAACCATGCCTCCGCGGAGCAGATCCAGTGGCTGGTCAGCATCTTCTCAACCACCCCGGACCTCCAGGTGAGGCAGTTCGCCCTGACCTGCTGGGCAGAGATGATAATGCGATGGAAGGAGACGCAGCATGGCAGACGCAGTGGAG